ACGTTTTTAGCAGTTGCAGTGAACGTATTCATATATTTCCTTTAAAAATTACAAGATGCATTTCCACTTTCGACGTGGATCTTTTTCTATTGAAAATTACCTTTGTTTGCTGCTGGCACCTTCAAAATAAACTAGACTCCTTTTTCCTTTTTGTTGATAAGATTATTGATTGCTGCAAGAGTCTAAAAACTAAACAAGGCTCCTTTTTACATTCTAGTGCTCTACCTGAGCTACCATCCGATAAATCGGATGAGCCTGGATTTGAACCAAGCGACCCCCAGATCCTGATGTGTATATTTTTTGCTGCATGAGCCTTTGAATTCGGTAGATAAAAACAAGACACCTTTTACTTGACAAATTAAAAGTTTGTTGTATTTATTTTTGCTGCAAGTGTCTTTGAGTATCAAAAAACTAGACGCTGGTGTTTTTTTCCTAAACAAGTTTTTTGCTGCGAGCGTCTGAATCCATTATAGTCCACCTTTCAGCGGACCCAAGAGTTAAATAGTTTTTATCAGGGCGACCGACCCGCGAACAAGAATTCTATTGTCGGCTTTGCTCTGAACAAAAATATCCCAATTAGCATGGTTTCCTGGTTTGACTCTAGAATCCTTATCTTTTGCTAGTCCAAGAATATCTCTTGCTTTTGTTCCTGCCCAAATAGCTTTCTTACCTTTTTCCATAATAAGAATTTCTTTGTCTAATTGAATCTTTTCTGTCTTCGTTAGTTGATAAAAAGTCTTTCCTTTAGTAAAGTTTCTCCTCATCTTAGTTTCATAAAAATTCTTGATATCGGCCTCTTTTTCTACTTTACAAACTTTGTAAAAATCAGAAACATCGTCAAGATCTTTCTTTACTTGAGCTTGAGTAACATTTGACAAATCACTAGTCATAGAGTGATAATTAGATGAGTAAGTTGCACCAGCAGATCTTACACCCATATAATTTGAAATAGCCGCATTACTAGAATAAGTAGAAGCTCTGAATCCTTGTTCACTTACTTCCCACTCAGCAATATTTCCTGCATACACTCCTAATTTCAACACTGTTTCTTTATAACCATGCGGAACTTCAAATGTTATAGTCCACATATCAGTTGCTTGAAGTCTATTAATTGTTTTTTGTAACTGTAGGGGATTAAACTTTACACTATTGTTTTCACAGCCGTCCGTAAAAACTAGAAGTAAGAAAGAAGTTTCTTTATCTTGTACTGCTTTCTCTGTCATATTGACAGCAAAGTCTGTCGCATCTAGAAGTGCTGTATTTCCGTCAGGGATATAATTTGGCAATATTAGATTACTAATAGACTCAATTGGAATATTACAAAATATAGGTGTAATTTTTGAGGAATAACTAAATTTTACAAGACTTACTGTAATATCCTGATCTTTAGATCTCTTTCGTAATTCATCGAAATTAGCATTAACTCTCTCAATTACTTTATCTCGAAAAACACCCATTGATCCTGATTCATCCAGAACGAAACAAACATTTGTCTTTGGTCTTGACTTAATCACTTTCTTTTTAACCATTGGATTCTCCTCCCATTGCAGCAGTTAATTTACTTGTTCTACTCGGCTCTGTTGAACCAGACATTTCCTTAATAAATTTTTCTGATTCGTCGTCAACTTTCTTTCTAATCTGATTAATCGCCTCAGTGATTTCCTCAGAACTTGCAGGCTTCACTAAAACATTCAAATCATGGAGACTATCCATCCACAAAGCTATCTGTTCTGCTTTACCCGCAGGCTTACTCTTAGGACTTGGTGCGGACTTGTTATAGTTAAGAAACTTATTTTCTCCCCTTGACAAATCTATCGTAAAGTCATGTCCTGTCTTAAGATTGGTAATATCTCCATACTCAAGTTCACCAGCAATATCTGTCTTGAACATAGCTCCAACAATAATTTTCATTAAAGCTTCTGTGCAGGAGAGAAGTTTAACTTTTCCTTCTTCTCTTCGATCTACAACATTCAGGAAAAAACATTCCTTTGGTTTAAGTGCTTGTGCCCAAGTCTTATAAGGAGTTTGAATCTTCTTTGGATCTAAACTGTTTGACTTACAGAACGAATCATGTTCGTCCCAAAGTTCGTAATACATGTTGTGAAGAAGGCACTCTTCTCCAACAATTTTAGGAGATTGAAGATACTTGAACTTGTCTCCTAGTTTGAAAGCAAATCTAATTGTTTTAGAATACCAACTAGTGTTATCTGCATCCTTTGCAGGAAGTATTCTAATAAATGCGGGCTTTCCCTCTTCTACCTTAAGGAAGTTTTCAGAAAAATTCTCTCCGCCTCCTTTGGAATTCAATTCATCATAAAGTTTTTGTAATTGTTCGTAATTTGGAATTGTGTTACTCATATTTTTTCTTTTTTTTAATGTAATTTAATTTCTGCTCGTTTGTTAGACGACATTTGTACAACCATATCTCTTCTTTGTTCCAAGGACTTTACTAAGCCTCGAAATATTTCTAATTGACAGTTGTATTCATTGACTTTCTTCTGCTGCCTTATTATGTCAGGGTGAGCATCTACAAAAGCCTCTAAATATTTTTCTGTCAACTTCTTTTGTTTTGTTTCTTCTTCCTTTTGTCTTGTTTCAAATTTTATTTTATTCAGATCCACCAAAAGATCTTCGTAATCTTTATTCAGTTTAGCCATCGCCATACTGAAATAAAAGAATACATACGACTGATCTTTCAGATGAATATAAACATTATCTAGGTCCAGTTCAAGAAGTTTTTTGGATAAATCTGCAATCTCATCGAGATTTAATTTTCGGATGTTTAGGATAATTGCGTCTAGATTCATAACTTCTTGTACTCTGCTTCTGAATACACTTTCAGATTACCGTCTGGACCACGTATAAGATAGTCTCCTCGTTTTCCAACCTCAAAATGTTTTGTATTTACAGTAATATTTTCTTCTATCGTGGCTAGCTCGTATTCTAAAATTCTATAAACACTTCTTCCTAAAGGGTCTGATTGAAACTCAAGAATTGAAGGATCGATAAAAATAAAATCATTCTTGGGTTCAGACCGTATAACAACCTGAGTAATTCTAATCGTTGTCATAAATTGTTTTTACCAATTCCTTATTCAGGTTATAAAGTAAAGTAAATCCCCTAGAAATTTGATACGTAAGAGATTCATTATCTTTACTCTTTAATCCACTACCTAAACCCATTGTTTCTAATACGATATGAGTAATTTCATGAAGAAGAATTTCTCTGTCTCTTCCCGGGGGAAGATCTTCCTCTAAAACTATCTCTTTTTTATCAAAATCAGAATTTCCATAGCACTCTTCTCCGTCTACAGAGAGTTTCTTTTCAAACTTTATTTCGAAAACAGTCCATCCAAAATCTACCTTTGTGATTTTGTTATCGATCAGTTTTTTGAAAAGTTTAGACTGCATCGTAAGTTTTTTCGAAAATGTCTGGCTTGCAAGGATATTTTTCTCCGTTAACTCCAGTAATTATCCAATCTCCTTGGTTTACTATCATATCTCCTTCTAGTGTAGAAATATAAAATTCTACACGGGAACCCTTCATTTTTGTTGGTTCTCCATCAAGATATCTTTTTAAGACTCCATCTGGATATTTGTGGACACACATATCAAATTGTTCTGCTTCTACAATTATGGATTTTTTTCTATACTGCATTGGCTAGTTCCTCGTCTGAATTGTCCCACATGACTAATGTATCATAGTCCACAAAAATCGGGAATATATAGTTCATTTTACTATCTCTTGACTTTAAAACAAATCCTCTCATTTTCCCCTTATTTCGCTCATCATCTGTCTGATTTAAAGAAATAACCCAATCTGCTGTTCTAACTTTTCCATAAGAATCAGCTAGATGTAAATCCTTAATAATCATAGCTTTACGAGCTTCTCTGTTAGTTTGACTTGCTGTCCATATAAGACAGTCCAGTTCAACTCCCAATCCTCTAAGTTCTTCCGCGATTCTTTGCTGGGCCTGATATTCCTGGTCGATCTGACGAATAGGCCGAAGAAGTTCAAGATAATCAACAAAAATAACGTCAGGAATAAAATCTTCATAATTTTTAAGTTGGTTTAGAAGAACTCTTATAGTATTTACAGTAGCTCCTCCAGTTGGAAATTCTTTTATTACTAATCCTGCATTTGGACAATCTTTTTGAATAGTTCCTATTTTTGTAATAAGTTCTAATTTCTTTACTGAACTTTTTAAAATCGATATGGGAATATTTGTCAGAATAGAATCAAATCTTTGTGCAATTTTCTTTTCCGACATCTCAAGAGAGATGTATAAAACTTTTTTATTCAGCCTCAAAAGATATGCTGCTTGGTTTACCAGGGTTACACTCTTACCTACTCCCGGAGGCGCTACAACGATGCACAACTCTTTAGAGGAGTGTCCTCCGTCTATATGCTTGTTCACTCTCGGAATGAAAAATGGATATCTTTTCTTGGATTCCTCTGTCTCTTCTAAACGGTTATTAAGATTCTTTAAATAGATATGTCCATTATCCACATATCTAGACACCATAAGTGCTTGTCTGACAAGATCTTCTACTTCGGATAACTGATTATTTTGTACTAGGAAAGCTGCTTTTTCCACAGCTAACTTCATAGCTGCTTGTCTTGCAAACTTTTCCACAGCATCCATGATGTATTCTTTATTGTCTACAGCATGTTGCTCTACTTTAGAAATGTTTATTAATTCATCTTCATATTCAGAAATTATTTCTGTTTTAGCTAGCCTTTCCTTAGCTTGATGAAGAATAATATCATCATTTGGTAGAATTTTATACTTTTCTCTATACTCTACAATAATTTTGTAAAGTTTAGAAAAATGAGGATATTCAAAATATTCTGCTTTAACTAAATTAGCCAGTTGATGATGAAAATCATCATCCGACTTCAAAAGGTACAAAATTGCTCTCTGAATATTATCAGGAAACTCAAAATAAGTTCTGGTCATGAAATAGATATGCTCTCTTCTGTCTCTAGATCTATTTCTCCCCTATCTAGGGCTTTAGTCTCATGTTCTTTAAACCTAAACGACTTTAGTTTAAAGGCTTCATCCTCGATTAAAATTACTATTCCCTCCGCCGGAACTTTATTAAAACATAACACACAATCTTTTTCTAGATTGAATGATGATTGAAGCTTACTAAGAAACTTTTGTTGCCAATCTTCTATATTTTCTACTTCATCACATGGATGTAATTCTTCAGCAGTTCCATTATAAAATTCAGGAACTGCTCTTAATCCATGTATATTACACCAATTCCTAAGTATTGTTTGATCCCAAACAATAGGATTTCCATCAAAAATTGTTGTAGTAATTTTGTATATGAAAATCTTCATTTCATTAGGTCCACAATCATAATCGTATCCCTTTTGAATAGATTTTCCAGTAGGAGTAAAGCCTACAGCTTCTCCATAAACTGTCATTCCCGGATCAAGATACTTAGCTAACATTTGAGCAATTATTGACCAGACATCTTCTTGATAGAAATGATTATAATTTTTATTTAAATCATCATTTTTAATAACATTACGAGAAGAATAAATTATATCATAATGAGTAGGTCTTGGTATTCTAAAAAGAGATCTAAAGATTTTCTTTAACCAAAATTCTTTTTTATAACAAAGAAGCTTTCCAACAACAAAAGAAGTTCCATGTAATTTATTACTAATATGAATTCTAGAATTGGGTTTAAGTTTCCAGATATTCTTTCCTAATTGGGAAGTCTCACTATGAAATCTAAACTGATTAGGAACTATTCTACAAACTTTCTTAGGAATTCTCTTATCTCTATTAGATGTTCCAGGAGTTCTAATATTTTTAGGAATATATTTCCTACAAATTTCTACATCATTTATAGTGTCAAAAGTGTCTAGAATATTCAGAATTATTAATCCAACAAAATCCAAAGATTCTAAAGGCATAAATAATCCTTCAGATCTATGTCCTCTAAATTTTAAACACTTAATTCTTCCATTATCTTCAAAATAACCTTTCTTGTCTATATTTTTATTTAAAGTGTTATGTTTATAAAGATCATTGTGGTATAAAAATTCTTTAGATAATTGTGTTTCAGCGGGAAAATACATTCCCCTATCTCCAAGTTGAACATCTTTTCCAACAATAACATAATTTCCAAAGATAACAGTATGTTGAACATTATCACAATTTTCTAATTTTATTAATTTTGTGATTGTAACTACTGTTGCTGCATAGTTTTCATTTTCAGGAGATTTTAATTTCGTAGACATAATTCCCTTACAATTGAATCAAAACTTATTGGTGTATAATCGTTTACGTCTACTCCTACATTGTATCTGTTTTTAGCAGTTATAGGATTAGGATTTCTATTATGAACATGTCCGTGGCAATGTATCGAATCATAGTGCTTCTTTTCCCAAGTTTCAATGGGAAAATGCATCATTACTACATCATAATTTTTTCCTTGGGATTGTAGTGTGGTACAGTGATACCACTCCACATTAAGAAATTTTTCATACAGATTTTGTTTAATTCTAAGAAGTTTTCTTACTAAATTAGAATCATGATTTCCCTTAATCAGAAATATTTTTCCGTTAAGTCGGGATAGAAGACCTTCGATCTCCTCAAGATTGTTAGAAAAAGTAAAATCTCCTAGATAGAATACTGTTTGCTTTGGTTCTACTACAGAATTCCAATTTTTTATCATTGTTTCATGCATCTCTTCCATTGTATCGAATGGACGATTGCAATGTTTTATGATATTTTTATGATAAAAATGATGATCTGAACTAAACCAAACTGTCATAGATCCGCTCCGCTTTTAAAATCAGTAATTGATCCAATAATTTCTTTAAAAAAGTAACATAAAAATCCAATCACTTCTTTAAGAAAATACCATAAGCATCCCAAATAATACATTATCATAAGTGGTATCCCTTGACAGTAACGATCTGTCTTTTTCGAATTGAAAAGCCGATGTTCTAACCTCTAAACTAAAGGGACATAATTGGAGTGTCAGTGTTGAATCGAACAACAATCATAAGAGCCACAATCTTACGCTTTACCGTTAAGCTACAGACACATATATTGGAGCCCCATGACTGTTACGATCAGTCGCCTTCACTTTGGAAAAGTGAAATTCTACCATTAAATTAATGAGGCTTGTGTTCTTTTTTATGGCAATTTGAGCAGAGAACAATACACTTTTCAATTTCTTCCAAAAGTGTTTTTCTTGAATGCCCTTTGTAACAGGAAATATTAAATTTTTTAGTTTTTGGATCAATATGATGAAATTCTAAACATCTATAATCAGATTCCTTGCACACTTTACAAAATTTTTGGTTTTTCAACGATTCATAAAAATTTTTAATTTTTCTATCGTATTTTCTAGCTTTTTTTAAATAGTACTGTTTATTTTCTAAATAGTGATTCCTTCTATAGATTTTCCAACACTTTTTACAAACATGACTTAGCCCATCTTTTTTTGATGGATTTTTATAAAAATTTGAATCCTCAAAACTAATTTTACATGTACTACAAAATTTCATTTTATCCTCCAAACTATATATAGTTTGGAAGACATATTTAGTCTCTTTTGGAGCAATAAAGAAGAATTGGCTCTAAAACTTCTACAAGAAGTGGAATTTTATTTTTATCTAACCAAACTTCTTTATTGTCAAAATTGTATCTAATTTTAAGATATCCTGATTTTGACCATTCAAGAATAGAAATTTCATAAATAGAAAGATTTAAAGAATCTTTAACTAAACATCTAGTTCCTACAGGAGCATTTTCTTTAGTTAAATAGAAATATATTGTTTCTGGTTTCATAGAAGAAATATTAATTATTGGCTTTGGATACTCAAAAGTATCTGGTCCAATAACTGTCCAAAGATTAAAACTTTCTATTGGTGTGTAATTTTGATCTATCGGAATCCAAGGAGTATAAGTATCATTAAGCATTTTAGATCGCTTGAGGATGCTTAGGCTTACCCGCTATTAAGCCAGCCTGCTTATGACTTTCAATGGTCATTTTACGCATAACTTCTTTTTTCTGTTCAGCCTTCTCAGGAGTAAGAATTTTTAATTTTCCCTCCTTGATAAGTTTGTCCGTCTTCAATTCCATGTTTGCGTAACTTTGCGCTCCAGTTTCTATTCGTTCCTTAGAATGTTTCATGGATGAGTTATAAAATTCATGAGCTTGAATTTTATCTAATCCATGTCGTCTAAAACGTTCAACTTGTTTAACTTGTGTGGCTCTAGTTCTTATTCCTGGGGGGGTATAAGATCTATTACAAAACTTATTACACTCCGGACACTTACGTCTTTTTGGAGGTTTAATCATAGAACCAATAACATCCCATTCTACGGAACAAGGTTCACAAACAAACTGATAAAAGGTCATACTTCTATTATAGATGACCAGTCCAAACTACCTCAAAAGTTTGTAAATTTACTACTTGGGCATGATCATACTCCACATCTATAACTCCAAGATAATCTAGAGCTAACTGTTGAGTTTTAAAATCCCCGTTAAAGTCATCCCATCCGCCGTTTGGCACACTACCGATTACAAAAAGTGCAAAAGACTCTACTGCATCAGAACCACTAACACTATTTTTCTTTTTACGCATATTATTTTCCTTTATCTACAAGAAGTTAAAAACACAGAAGCTAAGATAGTTCCCGTATCGAACTCGCCCCTTTGTTCATTATATCTATAAAATCTAAGAGACAATCTATCAAAATATCCACAAGTTGTTGATTTTAAATTAAAAACTATTGTAGAACTTCCAGAAAGTAATGGCATATTTTCCCATTGATTCGTAATAGGATTAAGTCTATCTAATACAAGATTTCCAGATTTATTTTTAATTTTAACATTCACTAGATCAGAAGCTCTACCCTTTACAGTTTCTACACAATATTGATAATAGTAATCAATTTCACATTCCCCATTAATATAAGAATAAAAACCATTTATATTATCAGATGATTCAAAAGTAGCAATAACGTTATCCTCTCCGTTATTAATTTCTAATAAATTTTGATCTAAACTATTACCCGCTAAGCACGTACACGAATATTGAGGATTTGGAATCAGTATAAGATTTTGAATCTCTCCAGTTGGTAAAAGAAGTTTTATAGCTGGTTTCCCGTCCAACATCGTTGGAAAAGAATCTATAAATTTTGATTGTTCAAGAAACTTTAATTGTCCAACTAATGGACACACTACAACAAGGAGAATAAGAAGGACTAATAAAAATTTTTTCATTTACTAGTATGTAGTCACGCAGAGCATTCTCCTCCTATAGAACAAACTTCACTAGTCGAAATTTCAGAAATAGTTTTTTCATTCAAAATATATTTTTTGATATTTTCTTCTGTTAAAGAAATAGGAGTAAGAGGTTGGAAAGTTTTAGTTGAGTCTCGATAAACTGTCATTCCTTTAAGATATCTCGCATATTGTAAAGCCACATCAGAAAATTCTTTCGCTTTAGCTGTTTCTGGAATATTAATTGTTTTACTTAAAGCACTATCTACAAACTTCTGAATAGTTGCCTGTACAAGCATATGTTGTTCCGGCTTTACATCATAAGCTCCTACAAATATTGAACTTAACTCTTCAAAAGACTTACCTTGTTCTACAAACTCTTTTAAAAGTGGATCTACAACAGGAACTTCTCTCCAAACATTAGCTTCTCTATACCGTCTGAGATACAATGGAGCAAAAATTGGTTCTAGACCTGTAGATAATCCAAATACCAAACCAATTGTTCCTGTTGGTGGGGTATTCAACATCACAGCATTTCTAATTCCCTGTGATTTGATCAACATTCTTATTCTTGCTGGAAGAGTCTTTGCAAATTCCTCCTTGAGATATTTTTCAGCATTGAATGCTTGAAATGAACCTTTTTCATTCGCTAGATGAGTTGATGCTAAATAAGCTTCATTTCTTATAGTTGTGAATAATCTTTCTAAGAATTCTATACATTTCTCAGATCCATAACGAATACCTAATTTAATCATCATGTAATGAAGTCCCATTACTCCTAGTCCAATTCTTCTACTTCTATGAGCTACTTCTTTTGTTTCTTCTGTTGGAAAATAATTAATAGTTAGAACATTATCTAAAAATCTAATTCCTGTTCTGACTGCATTAGCTAATTTGCTCCAATTAACATCATTTCCTTCTACCATATTAGAAAGATTAATATTCCCAAGGCAACAATTTCCTCCATTTGGTAGGGGTATTTCTCCACACGGGTTCGTCTGAGGAAGATCTTCAAAGTAAGAAACATTTGTAAATTTATTAGCTAACGAAAGATTATAAATCCCAGGACATCCAGACTCTACTGCATTTTCCCAAATCTTGTTCCATAATTCTTTTGCTTTTAGGGGATAAGCTATAGCATTTTCAAATTTATCATCAGCATGAAGTTTACAGTGATTCTCTGCTCTACCAATAGCATCCTCAGAAGAAGTTGCTGGAATATTGATTGTTTTTTCTCCTTTTTCAGTAGAAATTCTATCTACTTGATAAATTTTATAAACTTTATTATTAAACTTGAAACTCCACTCTTCATCGTTTT